CAAGAGTTAATTTCTAAGATTGCGGTTGAGCGTCAACGTTATCAGTCTGCAAAGGTAAAAGCGGATCAACAGGCTAAGATGCCCGTTCAGCAACCGACCTCAGAGCCACAAGCACAGCCACAGCCACAGCCACAGCCAGACCCAAAAGCACAAGCTTGGGCGAAAAAAAACTCATGGTTTGGCGATGACCGTGTTATGACAATGGCTGCTTTTGCTATAAATCAACAACTCATTGACGAAGAGGGGTTTGACCCACAGAGCGATGAGTATTATACTGAAATAGATAGTCGTATGCGCAGTGAGTTTCCTCACAAGTTCGAGACGGCTAAGAAATCGGGTGGAGGAAGCCAGGTCGCTTCTGCTGGTAACTCCGCATCCCGCAGTACGAAACAGGGGCGCAGGTCGGTCAAGCTGTCGCATTCACAGGTCGCTATTGCGAAAAAGTTGGGCGTACCTCTTGAAGAATACGCCAAATATGTGAAGGACTAAAACCATGGCTGATAGAACACCGCGTAAAAGCGCAACCCGCGAGGCAGACTCGCGCAGAAAACCATGGGCACCGCCCAGTCACCTTGAAGCACCAGAACCTCCAGAAGGTTTTGTGCATCGTTGGATACGAGTTTCAATGCGTGGTGAGGAGGACAAGATGAATGTCCACGCCAAGCTACGCGAAGGATGGTCTCCCGTCCGTGCAGATGAGTATCCAAACTATGAAGCCCCAGTCATTGATGATGGCAAATATCAGGGTGTAATAGGACAAGGTGGCTTGATGTTGTGCCGCATCCCTGTTGAAACGGTGGAAGAAAGAACTGCATATTACGGGGGCAGAACCCGCGAACAAATGACCGCTGTAGATCAGGACCTTATGAAGGAGCAACATCCTTCTATGCCGATAAATCAAAATCGGCAAAGTCGTGTAACCTTCGGAGGCCGTGAACGCGACTCCGGATAAATTTAGAGGATTGCTATTATGGCAAACACTAACGGTGCTTTTGGCTTAAAGCCAATTGGTGTAGTCGGTCAGGGCTACAACACCACTGGTGCGACTGAGTATCGTATCGCCTCTGGAAACACTAACGCGATTTACCAAGGTTCACCCGTAATCCCGCTGTCAACAGGCTTTATTGATATTGTTGGCGCGGCTGCTGGTGGAACGGTAGGACTCGTGGGTGTGTTTGCAGGAGCGGAATACGTTTCGTCTACCACTGGTGAGAAAATCTTTTCTAACTTCTGGCCTGGTTCTGGCGCGGATTCTAATTTTCCCGTCAAGGGCTTTGTGTATGATAACCCACTGCAATCATTTATCATATGTTCAGACGCCTCACTAACAAGTGAATCGACTGCGCGTGGACATGTGTTTGCAAACGCAAACTTTGCAACTGGTGCTTCTGGTTCAACAACCACGGGTATTTCATCTGCTAAGTTGGCTGTCAGCACGATCGCAACCACTGCTAACTTAAATCTGCGTATTATGGGTATTCAAGATGACCCAGAAAACTCAGATTTCACTGCGGCTGGTATTCCACTAATCGTTCGTTTAAACAACTCCTTCAATTCGCCGAATGGTGCGATTGCTGGGGGCACTGTTTCAACGACAGGCGTATAAGGAGACTGATTAATGGCTATCTCTCGCGCACAACTAGCGAAAGAGTTGGAACCCGGTCTTAACGCCTTGTTTGGTATGGAGTACGATAGGTACGAAAACCAACATGCCGAGATCTACACTACTGAAGCTTCAGATCGAGCATTTGAAGAGGAGGTTATGTTATCCGGGTTTGGAGCAGCACCGACCAAATCGGAAGGTTCTGCTATAAGTTTTGATGACGCTAACGAAGCATTTACGGCTCGTTACAACCACGAAACTATTGCGTTGGCATTCTCAATCACTGAGGAGGCTATCGAAGACAATCTGTATGATCGTCTTGGTTCACGTTATACTCGTGCGTTGGCTCGTTCAATGGCACACACAAAGCAAGTTAAGGCCGCTGCGGTTCTTAACAATGCCTTTACTGCTGGCGCTTCTGCTGGTGGTGACGGGGTTGCGCTTTGTGCTACTAACCATCCGCTTACTTCTGGCGGTACGTTTGCTAACGAACCATCAACTGCTGCTGATTTGAACGAGACGTCTCTTGAAGACGCCCTTATCAATATTGCAGGTTTTGTTGATGAGCGTGGTCTTAAAGTAGCTTTACGTGGATTAAAGCTAATAATTCCACGTCAACTACAGTTCGTTGCAGAACGTCTGATGGTGTCTAACCTTCGTGTTGGTACAGCGGACAATGATGTAAATGCGCTTCGCTCTATGGGGATGTTGCCTAGCGGTTATGCCGTTAATGACTTCCTAACAGATCCTGATGCGTTTTTCATCATGACAGATGCTCCTCGTGGAATGATCCACTTTGAGCGTACTGCGTTGTCTACTGGCATGGAAGCAGACTTTGATACAGGCAACATGCGCTTTAAAGCTCGTGAGCGTTACAGCTTTGGCTTTTCGGATCCACGTTGTATTTTTGGTTCCCCTGGAGCGTAAACTGTGTTACAAGGAGATGTCCTTCAGTTACGGACATTCCTCCCTGTTTGTGATTGGGGCAACTTCGGTTGCCCCTTTCTTTTTGTGTGAAACTTCTGTATGGTTGAGGTATCCCTGACAATCGCATTGTGCGATTGACTCACCCAAGACAGGAGATCGACATGGGTACGACAACTTTTTCTGGTCCTATTAAAGCAGGAACCATTAAAGAGACTACGGGTACAACCCTTGGTTCAAATATCAAAAACACTGGTCAAGTAGTAATGTCTCAGACATTTGCGGCAGATCTATCTGGCGGTGCCTTAGCGGCGTCTGTAACAGATGTTGTGATTCCCGCAAATTCTCAGATCATAGATTGTGTTCTTGACGTTATTACAGCAGCGAGTGGTGCGACAAATATTAGTGTTGGTGATACCGTTGGTGGCGCGGCAACTCTTGTAAATACATTTGCAATTGGAACTACCGCCGGACGTAAATATCCAACTACTCAATCTGGTGGTGCTTTAGCGTGGGAAGACACAGGAACAACGGATATTCGTTTAACTGTGACCAACTCTGCTGCAACATCTGCGGGTGAAATCCGCATAACCATTTTGTATGCTCAAAACAACAATCTTGGCTAATAGGAGGGCTTCATGGCTGCTTCTATTTTTACAAAGACAGCTACGGCAACCGGGACATTACAGGGTGGTCGAACTAGGTTAAAAGCCTTTTATGTAAAGACTGCTAGTAGTGGTTCGCCTGCGGTTGTGTTTAAGAATGGTTCTTCTGGTGCAACTTTGTTGTCCATGGTTTTTCATACTTCTGACGACAATCAGATAACGATACCAGATCATGGCATCATCTTTAATGATGAGTGTCATGTGACGCTTACCAACATTGACTCAATCACAGGTTTCTTTGGGTAATACGATGGCGAAGCGTAAAGCGGATAAGATGCCAAAGAGAAACAAGAAAAATTTCCGCCCCACTAAAAAAGGGGCGGGGATGACAGAGGCTGGTGTAAAAGAATATCGTCGTAAAAATCCTGGTTCTAAACTAAAAACCGCTGTAACAGGTAAAGTAAAACCTGGTAGTAAAGATGCAAAGAGAAGAAAGTCTTTTTGTGCTCGTTCTGCTGGACAGATGAAAAAATTCCCAAAGGCAGCAAAGGATCCAAATTCACGGTTGCGACAAGCAAGAAAGCGTTGGAAATGTTAAACAAACAAATCACTCTAGCTCTTGTTACAACTGTTTTGGGAGTCATAGGTGCTATAAGTTACAACTGGGCGAGTTGGACAACGGAAACGTTAATCGCAGTTGATAAGCGCACAGAAGTTATGGCAACTCAAATAGAGTATATAAAACTAGAAATGGAGAGAATGTATGGCAATGTCACGTCGTCAGATGTCCCAACAAGTGTCCAAGCCTCCGCAGATGAATAACGGAATGCCAAGAGGTCTGACCTACTATAAAAAAGGTGGAAAGGTTTCCTCTAAGTCAAAAGGCAGTAAAATTTGTCCAGAGGGCAAGGCTTGGGCAAAACGCACCTTTGACACATATCCAAGTGCATACGCAAATTTGGCAGCTTCAAAGTATTGCAAAGACCCTAATTATGCCAAGAAATCAAAAGGTGGTAAACGAAAGGGTAGATAATGGTGGTTAATAAAAAGAAAAAAGCTGCTGTTAAAAAGGTGATAAAGAGTCTGAACAAGGCTTCAAAAGCACATGCAGGTCAAGCAAAGAAACTTCAAAAAGTGATTGCCCCTACAAAAAGGCGTAAATAAATGGGTGAGCTTAAAAAGTGGTTAGATCAAAAGTGGGTAAGGATAGGAAGAGATGGTAGTATCAAGGGTGAGTGCGGGACTTCGAAAGATAAAAAGAACCCTGACCGATGCCTTCCGGCAGCTAAAGCACGTTCTCTTTCTAAGAAAGATAGAGCGGCAACTGCAAGGAAAAAGAAAAAAGCTGGAGCAAAAGGAAAAACAGTCGTCGCAAACACCAAAAAAGCAAAGGTCCGAAATCTCCGAGAAGGTGGAGAAATCAGAGAAATTGAATACACCAAGGCGAAGAGGCCGTCCAAAAGGAAGCAAAAACAAGGCGAAGCCATCGCAAAAGGGTGCGGGGCGATAATGAAAGACAGACGTAAAGTGACCAAGGGCGCGGTGCGCCAGTTTTAAGGAGTGGGCTTATGGCTATGAAGAAAAAGGGCTATCGAAACGGTGGCAAAATTAAACCTAAAGGCATGAAGAATGGTGGTAAAGTCAAGCCCAAGGGTATGAAGAATGGCGGAAAGGTTAAGCCCAAGGGTATGAAGAATGGCGGAAAGGTTAAGCCCAAGGGTATGAAGAATGGCGGAAAGGTTAAGCCCAAGGGTATGAAGAATGGCGGCAAAGTCATGCCTAAAGGTATGGCTAAAGGCGGCAGAGTTGGTGGAGCGCAGCTTTCAGGCAAGGGCTTCAAAGGAATCTTCTAAACCAAATGCCATATCTACAAAGTAACATCCCTTATTTTAAGGCATGGGTTCGTCGTGAATATACTCATAATCATGAAAAATATCACGGCGAATTTTTGCACGCTATGGTCGTTGCTGTAACAACCATACCTAATCGGTCTCTTAGTTTTCAGGTTATCTTCACTGGTTGTGAGGCAGAAGGCGAAGAAGAGGATACTGTGCATGGAGGCGCGATGTGGGCGCGTATGCCTATAACGGCTTTGGTTGCAGACATTCCTTTGGAAGAATGGCCTGAACCAATGGCTGCACATGATGCACAACCTTGGGACTGTTCTTCACATCATCATGCTGTTTATACTTTAGATCGTGCTACGCCTTGTCCTTGGATGGCGAAGATCGATGGCAGATTCTTCCCAGCAAAGTATCTGTTTACCGTGGACTATACAGGGTCAGAGATAGCAGATGATCCTGCGCAGCATAAGCAAAGTCACGTTATGCAGCTACTAGATGCAGAAGAGTGGACGGGTAATATTGTTGCTTTGCCAAATAATCGAGTTCGTGTAACACATCCGGCATGGTTTGCGTTGGGTGAGGGTGCTCCAGACTTCAGGCCCTCTCAACATATACACTATTCAAAAAGTGATTTAGACTATACACTGGACGTGAATAGAGTATTTGACAACCTTTATAATGAGGATGAAGAAAATGGCGAAAAAAATACCTGAAGGACCAAAAGGAGCAGGGTTACGCGCTTTGAAAGCAAAAGCTCCCGGTGTTGTAAAGAAGATGGGTTTTTCAAAAGGGGGCAGAGTGCAAGCAATGAATCCTGTCCAGCCAAACATGATGTGTCCTAGAAAACAAGAGGCTTCTAAAGGAATGAAGTAATGACAACATCTGGTTCAAGAGATTTCAACTTAGATGTTGGAGAGGCCATAGAAGAGGCTTATGAACGGTGCGGATTAGAAGTACGCACTGGGTACGACGCTAAAAGTGCGCGTAGATCTATGAATTTGATGTTTGCAGACTGGGCAAATCGCGGCTTGAACTTGTGGACAGTTAAAGAAGCTAATTTTACTGTAACACAAGGAACGGCAGAATATTCTTTAGCGGCGGATGTTGTAGATTTACTTGATGTAGTTGTTCGTAGAGACGGCACAGACTTTGAGATACAAAGGATTAGTCGTGGCGATTATGCAACACTTCCAAATAAAACTACTCAAGGTAGACCTAGCCAGTTTTTCTTAGATCGTCAGATAACTCCAAAGATTTATTTGTGGGCCACTCCTGAAAACTCAACGGATCAAATTCGTTATTACTACGTTCGTAGGATTGAAGACGCTGATGCTCTTGTGAATACAACGGACATGCCTTTTCGTTTTTATCCTTGTATGGTGGCGGGTTTGTCTTATTACATTGCGATGAAACGTTCACCAGAGCGCATTCAACTTCTCAAGACGGTGTATGAAGAAGAGTTTCAACGCGCAGCGGATGAGGATCAGGGCAGAACGCCACTCAAGCTACAACCTAGCTTGAGTTATTTGAGGGTCTAATGTCATACGCTAGTGGTAAACATGCTTATGGTATATCAGATCGGTCAGGTCGCCGTTACCGTCTTCGTGAGATGAAGACAGAATGGACTGGTGCAAAGGTCGGTCCTGATGAATTTGAGCCAAAGCATCCACAGTTGTTTCCTCCAAGAGCTTTTCCTGATCCTCAAGCCTTGCGAGATCCACGACCAGATAAAAAAGAAATAGTTCAAGCGTTTGTTGGTGTTCCTTTGGTCGAAAACCCTAACTTAGTTGTGCCTCGCATGGTTGGACAAGTGGGTGAAGTCGAAGTCACGACAAATGAAAGCCTTGTTTCTTTCAGTGTAACGGGAGTATCTGCTGCCGGATCGGTTGGCTCTGTGGAAATAATTGCACAAGCGGTTTCTGTAACGACATCTTCTTTAAGCTCTACTGGGGAAGTTGGAACAGTTACAATTCCAAACGAGAGTGTGAGCGTTTCTGGAGTATCTGCTGCCGCATCAGTTAGTTCGGTCTCTGTAGGCGGTGATATATCTGTTACAGTTACTGGTTTGTCTGGCATCAGTTCTGTAGGCTCTGTATCGCTGGTGATGGACGTTACAATTACTTTGACAGGTTTAGGGGCAACGGGTAGTGTTGGAGCGGTAACGGTTTCCACAGGCGGTGCGTGGGCGCTTGCCTCTGGCTCTTGGAATGATTCAGGGGTATGGAGCGATAGCGCAAATTGGAATGATGGCTCTTAGAGGACTGTATAATGGGCACATTTTCGGATGGTGAAAGCGGATCTTCGGTTCGTACAAAGATAAACGCTGCGATTGAAAAAACAGAGGGCACCTCTGCGATATCTACTGTTGATATTAACGGTGGTGCAATTGATGGCGTGACGCTTGGAACAAACTCTGCCGTCACGGACTTGCGTGTTGATAATATTAAAGTTGATAGCAATGAAATTTCAGCAACAAATACAAACGGCAATGTTCAAGTTACTCCGAATGGTACAGGTGTCGTTGAGGTCAAAGGCGCAGGTGGCAATGATGGGACGCTTCAGTTAAACTGCTCTGTAAACAGTCATGGCGTTAAAATAAAATCACCACCACATTCTGCGGGTGCTTCTTACACATTAACGTTACCTAACAATGACGGCGATGCTTCACAGTTTTTGCAAACTGACGGTTCAGGAACTTTGAGTTGGGCAGCGGCAGGCGGCGGCTCTGGTGGTGTAACGGTACACGAAAATCAAGCTGCGATGCTAGAGGATGCCGCGTCTGCTGCGGAGGGGTCTTTGCATTACGATACAGATGCAAATAAATTATATCTAAAACAAAGTAGTGGATTCTTTTTATTATTTACCATCACTAACACTACACCAACAATAACCGATTTTTCCGAAAACACAGGAGGTGCGGGGGCAAACAATTTAACGACTGCTCAGACGTTTGCATTAACCCCTGGTTCAAATACGGTAATAACGATTAATGCCACTGATCCAGACCTTGAAACGCTTGTTTATTCGGCCACAGTGACTAGTGGTACTGCAACGGATGTTATCTCTTCGCCAAGCATGCCGGTTAGCAATCAATCGGGAAATACTTTTACTCTGGTGCCAGCGACCTCGGTGGGTGGTACAATTACAGTGCGGTTTGATGTAAGTGACGGTAATAACATCGCGAATGTTACACAAAGCTTTTCGCTTGCATTTACTGTCGCGAATAGTCGTTTTACGAGATTGTTGATTAATGCAACTGGTTCAGGTTACAACAGCCTCTTTACTGATAGTGCCGGTAATTATAGTGCAAACGTAGCGACAGGAACTAGATCAATTGTAGCAGGCGCTCATAGTCCATATAGGCATGGAGGCTATCCTGCAAGCGCAGTAGATAATGTTGAATATGTAGCTGCGAGTCATGGCGGCTCGTATTTATTTCCTGCAGATGACGATGCCATTCAAATGTCTGCCAGTGGCGGACCAGTTATTGGCACGTCTGACTTTGAGATAAGTATGTGGATTAACCCAAAAACAATTTCAGGCGACCAAGTTCTGATTGATTTTAGACCGTCGATAACAAACGGAGTCTATGTAAATTTTCTTCTGTCGAATGGTCGTCCGGAACTTTACGTAAATACTAGCACTGTTATTTATGATTCATCTGCCAGCCAAGTATCGGTTAATACGTGGACATATCTTACTCTAACGAGAGTAAGCGGAAGCACTAAAATTTATGTCAATGGATCACAACATGGAAGCACTTATTCGGATTCCAATAATTATTTGACGGGCAGTTATCGACCGGTCATTGGAGCAGCGGGTTATAATTACGCGCTTGCAGAGTTTGACGGTTTTATTTCCGATTTAACAATAAAACTAACCGGTAATTCAAGCCCTTCTGTGCCTACTGCTCCAGTTTCTTCTAGTGGCACTGCTTTACATCTGAAAGGAACCGAGGGAAAAGTTATAGACAAGGCTCAATATAATAATCTAAAGCTGTTTGGAAGTACGGTTGGCACGTCTGCGCTTTCAACGGGCACTACACCTCCAAGAATTGGCGCGGCTTGGGAAGGCACATCTGCGATTGCTCTGTTACAAAGTAGCTCTCAAGATCATATTTTTGCAGAGGAGTTTGATCTTTCTACTAGTGCTTTTACTATTGAAACTTGGGTTTATCCAACGGATGTATCGGGTGAGCGCTGTCTCATTGATTTTCGACCAAATGCCACAGCCAGTGGAGACTATTTTAATCTTAATTTTCAGGCTGGTGTGCCCAAACTTCAAACGCCAACCTTGACTAGTAGTGTTACTTTATCGGCTAATACGTGGTATCATCTGGCGGTGACAAAAGATACGTCCAGCGCCACACACGTATTACGGATGTTCGTCGACGGCATAAAAGTGGCTCAAACCGACGATAACAGAACGTGGCTAACTGGCACCAATAGACCTGTAATCGGCGGCATTGGTTATAATCAAGCAAGCTTGAGTGGTTACTTCTTTAAAGGTTATATTCAAGATTTTAGGATCAGTATTGGTTTAGCACGATACACAGCGGATAATGAAACAAGTAACATTCCTACTTCGGCACTGAAAGGTTAGATTGTGAGTTTTACATACGCACAACTCAAAACGGCAATACAAGATTATACCGAGTATACGGAAACGAGTTTTGTAAACAATATTCCTTTGTTCATTCGCATAGCGGAAGAACGGATTTTAAAGAATGTTCAACTTTCTTTGTTTCGTAAAAATGTAACTGCATCAACCACGGCTAGTAACGAGTTTTTGTCTTGCCCTAGTGACTTCTTGGCACCTTTCTCTCTCAGTCTCGCTGGAACAAATGGAGACCGGTTCTTTATAGATTTTAAAGACCCAAGTTTCCTTCAGACATACACACCTGACTCCACAACAACGGGTGCTCCTCGATACTACTCTATGTTTGATGTTGATAATTTTTTACTCGCTCCCACTCCTGATACTGCTTACACGGCAGAGCTTCATTATTTTTATCGACCTTCTAGTATTACAGTGGGAGCGGATAGTGGCACAACTTGGTTAAGTGAAAATGCGGAGATGTCTTTGTTGTATGGCTCTTTAATCGAAGCTTATATTTACATGAAGGGTGAGCAGGATATTATGGCTATGTATGATAGGCGTTTTAAAGAGTCTATAGTTGGGTTGAAACAACTAGGCGAAGCAAAAGAAACAACAGACGAATACCGCACTGGGAAAGTTATAAGGGAAAAAACCTAATGTTTGAAATAGATATAAATGTGCCAAAAGACGAACCTATAGTGGGGGTTCGCACAACTGAGTATCGTGGTTTTTCTCCTGAAGAATTAGCAGAGCAATGCGTTGAGAAGGTAATTTCGGTTTCCGATAGCACTCATCCTGGCATCCGGGACCAAGCTCGTGCTTTTTCGAAGCACATTGAAAAGCTCGTTGCATTTTATATGAGACAAGCTATTCGCAGTGACCGCACAACTGTGTATAATGCACTTAATGATGCGGGACATCCCAATTTGGCTGAACTTATAAGGAGACTTTGATATGGCCTTTAGTGGAAACTTCATGTGTACTTCGTTTAAGCAAGAGTTGCTTACGGGTACTCATAACTTTACCAACTCAAGTGGTAATACTTTTAAACTAGCGTTGTATACTAACAGTGCATCTTTTACCGCAGCGACTACAGCTTACACAACTTCAAACGAGGTTAGTAATTCTGGCACATATACTGCGGGTGGTGGTGACTTAACAAATGTGACTCCTACTACTTCTGGCACAACAGCACTTACAGATTTTGCAGACAAGACGTACACTTCTGCAACTATTACGGCTCGTGGTGCGTTAATCTATAACGACTCTGCTGCGGGTGATCCTTCTGTTGTTGTGTTAGATTTTGGTGGAGATAAATCTTCTACATCTGGTGACTTTCAGATTGTATTCCCAACTGCGGATAGTTCTTCGGCAATCATCCGTATCGCATAAGGGGCTAAGTCATGGTGACGTTTGTTAATCGTGCTCGTATGACAACGGGCACCACTGGAACAGGAACGATAACACTAGGCAGTGCGGTTTCAGGGTTTCAGTCTTTTGCGGATGCAGGCATCACCAACGGTCAAACAGTTCGTTATGTAATCGAAGACGGCACGGGTTTTGAGATAGGCACGGGCACATACACAAGTTCTGGCACCACCTTGAGCCGATCTGTAGAAGAAAGCTCTAACTCTGATTCTGCTTTGAATTTGAGCGGGTCTGCTCTTGTGTTTGTTACAGTGGCAGCGACAGATGTTTTAAACAAGTCTGGCGACACGATGTCTGGAGATTTATTATTCTCTGGGACTGGTCAAATAGATGTTCCTGCGGGTACAACGGCGCAACGCTCTGGTTCTCCTTCAAACGGTATGTTTCGATACAATACAGAGGATAACGCCTTTGAAGGATATGCGGGGGGTGCTTGGGGTGCAATCGGTGGAGGCGGAGACACACAGACGGTTACAACTACAAGTACAACACAAACTGCATTGGCTAGTTATGCCAAAGCTACATATCTGGCTGCTGATATTGTAGTTGTTGCGAGTAGCGGATCAAATCGTACAATAGCAAAGCTACTTGTAACTCATGACGGCACTACGGCGGTTGCTACGCAGTTTGGTGAAGTTAATACAAGTACACAACTTGCAACATATGATGTAGATATTAGCGGCTCGAATGTAAGAGTTTTAGTCACTGCTGCAAGCGCAACATCGACGGCACACACGGCGATTGCTACTTTGATTGAGTAGTTTGACATATTGCCAAGTGGAAGGTGAAGCATGGCAAATACTAAAGATTTTAAAGTAAAGAACGGTATTCAACCCACGGTCTATTATGAGGGTGTGGGCACTGTTACATCTGGGACTTCTGGTTACAATCTTGCTGGTGCATCATATGACAGTGTTAGTTTTAGTACCACTTCACAAGAAGCTAGTCCTTTTGGTTTTACCTTTAAGAGTGATGGGACTAAATTATATATAGTGGGAACTACAAGTGACAGTGTTTATCAATACTCTTTAAGCACTGCCTTTGATATTAGCACGGCTAGTTATGATAGTAAGAGCTTAAATGTTTCTTCTCAAGATGCCACGCCCTATCAAATTAAGCTTAGTTCTGATGGAACTAAAGCATTTATTCTTGGCGGTACAAACACAACGGTCTATCAATACTCTTTAAGCACTGCTTTTGATATTAGTACAGGTTCATATGATTCAGTAAGTTTTAGTCTTACAGGACAAGTGGCTTCTGGTTTAGGGTATGGTTTATTTTTTAAAACGGATGGCACTAAAATGTATGTCACAGATATTGGATCAGACATCATTTACCAATATGCGTTATCTACAGGTTTTAATTTAAGCACGGCTTCTTATGACAACAAATCTATTGATGTAACTACTGAAGATACTATTCCAAGCAACTTAGCTTTTAATAATGACGGTACTAAAATGTATGTGGCTGGTGACGCGAATAACAGTATATTTCAGTATACATTAAGTACCGCATGGGATGTTTCTACAGCCTCTTATGACAGTGTTAGTTTTGATGTTTCTTCTCAAACATCACTTGTTACATGTATAGAATTTAATAACGATGGCACTAAACTATATGTCATAAATACTGGTAATGATACTCTTTACCAATACTCCACAACCCAATCCACCGCCACCCTAGACCTATCCACTGGCTCAGTCTTTGAGATCACCCCAACGTCTGACATTGAGATTAACCTAAGCAACCCTGCTGATAGTGGTACTGTTAGTCAGGCTACATTATTACTAGAGGGAGGAGCTAAAACTCCTTACGACATTGATAATGCTAGTTATGACAACAAAAGCTTTAGTGTTGCTAGTCAAGAAACATATCCATATAGTGTAGAGTTTAAATCTGACGGTACTAAAATGTATGTTATAGGGAATACAAATGATACATTGTATCAGTACTCCTTAAGCACAGCTTGGGATGTTTCAACTGCTTCCTACGATAGTGTAAGTTTTAGCACCTCTTCTCAGGCAACTATTCCTATAGGTTTGCATTTTAAACCTGATGGAACTAAATTTTACGTTACAAATAATAATGATGATAATGTCTACCAGTATAACCTATCAACAGCATGGGACATTTCTACGGCATCGTATGATAATAAATCTTTTTTATATTCTAGTCAATCTGTTCAAGGTAGAGAAGTATATTTTAAAACTGATGGCACTAAGATGTATTTGTTAGAAGATTCAAATGAAACTGTGTATCAATATTCACTGAGTACAGCGTGGGATGTTAGTACAGCAAGCTACGATAGTGTAAGTTTTAGTGTTAGTAGTCAGGACACAACTCCTTTTGGTCTAGCATTTAACAGTGATGGTACTAAAATGTTTGTGGTTGGTCAACAAAATGATAATGTATATCAGTACTCCTTAAGCACAGATTGGGATATTTCTACAGCATCTTACGATAGTATTAGTTTTTCTGTACAATCTCAGGAAACTGATCCTAATCATATAGCTTTTAAACCTGATGGAACTAAATTTTATATAATAGGAAATGTTTCAGATACTGTTTATCAGTATTCTTCAGCTATATCAGCCACCATCACCTACCCTAGCACCCTAGAGTTTGCAGGGGGCACAGCGCCTACGTCACCCGCTATTGGTGAAACAGACGTACTAACATTCACTACAACAGACGGTGGTACATCCTACCAAGCAGTACAAGCAATAGATGGAGCTAAGTAATGGCTAACGATAAAGACTTCATTGTAAAGAATGCTGTAGAGGTAGGTGGTAGCACTAAGACTACACTTGGTGTTATTTCTTCAAGTGTTATTGATCTTAGTACAGGCAACTACTTTAATGAAACACTGTCAGCTAACACAACTTATACTATTAGCAATCCAGGTGCTAACCAAACATTTCAACTAGAGGTAACTGGGGCAAGTACCTACACTATCACATGGCCTAATACAATAAAATGGGCAGGTAGTGTAGCTCCCTCTGCACCTGCTAGTGGTGCAACGGCTGTTTACACTATTTTCACAGATGATGGAGGCACCAGTTATATTGGTACTCAAGCAAATACACTGTAGGTAAAAAGTAATGTCTAACAACAAAACCTTTAAAATAAAAAACGGGCTTCACGCTGGTAGATACCTGGGAACTAATGGCACTGAGACTGCCAGTTCAGACGGACCTGATGGTGCGTTTAGCACAACTTTATACACTGGTAATGCAGGCACTCAAACGATTACTAACAATATAAATTTATCAGGGGATGGGGGTTTAGTTTGGACCAAATCAAGAACTAATGCTGCTCATAATGAGTTGACCGACACGGTTCGTGGTGGGGGCAGTAATGGTAATGCTCTTAGATCCTGCGAACAAGACTTGCAAGGATCAGGAGATTTAGAAAGTTTTACTACATCTGGATTTGTACTTGGGTACAATTCTGCGGATGGTAATAGTAATGGTCAAAGTTATGTCTCATGGACCTTTAAAGAGACTAGTAAGTTTTTTGATATAGTTACCTATACGGGAGATGGTTCTAATAATAGGGCTATTTCTCATAATTTAGGTGCTGAACCTGGAATGATTTTTTGCAAAAGATATGCAGGCAGTGGTAATGGAAATTGGGGGGTTTACCATAGGTCAACAGGGAACACGCAGGGGTTAACCTTAAACACCACAAGTGCATTGGGAGCTATGAGTATAAACTCTGAGACTATTAATAGTAGTTCTTTTGGTGTCTCTGGTGGTGGTTACGCATTAGATAATAACAATGGAGACTCTTATGTAGCTTATCTTTTTGGACATGACACTTCTTCAACAGGTAATATTTTATGTGGTAGTTATACAGGTAATTCTGCTGGCGATCCAAATACAGATCAAACATTAACGTTTGGTTGGGAGCCATCTCTTATGATGATTAAGAAGTATAATGCTATAAGTAATTGGATAGTTTTGGACTCTGCAAGAGGCATGACTGTAGATGGCACTCCCGACAATTCTCTGGCATGGAATAGCACTGCGGTAGAACAAACAGACGAGATTGGTCATGCTATTTCAACAGGTTTTGTTCTAACTGGGGGCAACGCTAATAATAACGGTGACACCTACATTTACATGGCTATTCGATCTGTAGCACCAAAGCAAACTTTGGACTTATCTACAGGTCATACTTTTAGCATTACTCCTAGTGCAGCGACAACAATTGCGTTTACCAACCCTCCTGCCTCTGGTG